ATCAGCTGCCTTGTTTTCTTCGTTGCGACCAAAGGACACGGATATCTCATTTTTGATTATGTCCCCTAATCCATTGTCACGAAGCCAGTTAAAAGCCTTCTCTTTATTAGCTACAGTAATATTTGCGCTATAAAAAGGCTTAACATCTACTGAAGAACCATCCATAAGTTTAAGATGAGATAAACCCATCTCTGCCATCATGGTTGGAATAACCTCCCCAGATAAATGTTCTAATTTCTTTTTTGAACTCTTCAAATTTTCTTCTTGGTTTTCTATACTTCTTTGAAGTTGTTCTAATCTTTCAACTTGATCAGCTAAAGATTGTATGTTGTCAGTTTTTTTAATGACCTCCTGTTGGTCTTTTTCAAAATCAATTGTCATCGATTTCTCCTTTCTCATATAAGTTAATTGATATAGGATAATATTTTCTTTCTTGTTTATCCCATTTTAATAGATTGTATTTTCCATTAGTGATGTCAGAAACTATAGAGCATGCAACACCAATTATCGCAGGATCACCTGTTAATAACAAATAATCTCCTTCTTTAAAATCCTTTAAACTTTTTCTTAGTTTAAAAATTAAAGGACCTGGAGAAAAAATTATTTGAGAAAATTCTGGTAGTAAAAATTTAAATTTTCCATACTGAGAAGCACCTATAATGTTAATCTTAGGGTTGCCCGCTTGTGTACCTGGAATTTCCTGAATTACATAAACTATATTTTCTTCTTTCATGTCTTGACATATAGTTCATCATGGATTATATGTCAACCCATAGAAAGAAAAATTATGAATTATAAATTTAAGACAAAGCCTTATAAGCATCAATTGACTGCTTTAGAGAAGTCATGGAATAGAGAAACTTTTGCTTATTTTATGGAAATGGGTACGGGTAAAACTAAAGTATTAATAGACAACCTTGCTATGTTGTATGATAAGGGTAAAATAGATAGTGCTTTAATTATTGCACCTAAAGGTGTTATTAAAACATGGTATGAACAAGAAATACCAACTCATTTACCAAATCACATAGAAAATGTGACTGTATTGTGGCAATCAAATATTAATAAAAAACAAAAAGAAAAATTAGACACTTTATTTGAAACAAGTGGAGATCTTCATATATTAATAATGAATGTGGAAGCATTTAGCACAGAAAAAGGAGTTAAATATGCTGAGAGTTTTTTAAACTCTCATCGATGTTTAATGGCGGTCGATGAATCAACAACTATTAAAACGCCAACGGCAAAAAGAACTAAAAACATCATTTCTATTGGAAATAAGGCCAGATACAGAAGAATACTTACAGGTTCTCCTGTCACAAAAAACCCATTAGATTTATATAGTCAATGTGAATTTTTAAGTCCTTGGTTATTGGACTTTACTTCATACTACGCGTTTCGTAATAGATATGCAGAAATGAAAACTTTAAATATAAGAGGTAGATCAATACAAGTGGTAGATAAATTTAAAAATTTAAGTGAATTATCTGATCAATTAAAAGGATTTTCTTATAGAGTATTAAAAGAAGATTGTTTAGATTTACCAGAGAAGAATTGGACTAAAAGACAAATTACTTTATCTGCAGATCAAAGAAAAATATATACTCAAATGAAAGAAACAGCATTAGCACACTTAAATGGTAAAGTTACAAGCACCATGACCGTTTTAACTCAATTGATGAGATTACATCAAATTACATGTGGTCATTTTACAGCTGATGATGGTACTACACAAGAAATAGCTAATAATAGAACTAATGAACTAATGAACGTTTTAGATGAATTAGAAGGAAAAGCAATTATATGGGCAAACTATCAACATGACATTATAAACATTATTAAAGAAGTTGTTAAGGTCCATGGTCCAGGCTCCATTGTCGATTATTATGGGCTCACGCCACAATCAGAAAGACAAGAAAATATAAAAAGATTTCAAAATAACGATAAATGTAGATTTTTAGTAGGAACTCCTCAAACAGGTGGCTACGGTATAACACTTACCGCAGCCAACACTGTAATCTATTACTCTAATGGCTATGATTTAGA